CGTGTGAGCGTTGAGCTTCTGCAGGACGCGGAATTCCCGCTTGAGGAGTACATTGCCAATGAAATCGCGCGTGCTTTCGGTATTGCCGAAGAAGAGGCGTTCTGCGTCGGCACGGGCGTAAATCAGCCTACCGGTATCTTCACCGCACAGGGCGGCACTGTCGGCGTCACAGCGGCAGCTACCGGCGCCATTACCGCGGACGAGCTGACAAACCTTGTCTATTCGCTCAAATCTCCCTACAGACGCAACGCCGCGTTCCTTATGAACGACACAACCGTATCCATAATCCGCAAACTCAAGGATTTAAACGGCGTCTATCTCTGGCAGCCGTCCGTTCAGGCGGGTCAGCCTGACAAGCTGCTCGGTTATGATCTTCACACTTCACCGTATGTTCCCGCTGCAACAGCAGGCGCATTGTCGGTGGCAATTGGTGATTTCAGCAACTATTGGATCGGAGACCGCGCAGGCAGAACCGTTCAGAGGCTCAATGAGCTGTACGCAACAAACGGTCAGATCGGCTTTGTGGCGACAGAACGCGTGGACGGCAAAGTGATTCTTCCCGAAGCTATTCAGCTCCTTAAAATGAAGGAATAAGCTATGACGCTGCTTGAAATGGTAAAGAAAAACCTGATTATTGAGCACGATGAGGATGATGAGCTGATAACCGGCTTCATTGATTCAGCGATTGACTACGCTGAAAAATATCAGCATCGCGTTAAAGGGTTCTATGCCGTACACCCGATGTCCGCGACCACACGTCAGGCTGTTGTTTTTCTTGCCTGCCATTATTACGAATCCCGCGACGGTTCAACCGGCGGTTTTTTCAACGATAACGTAAATGCCGCTTCACAAATCATGACAACGGTAAACTTCCTGTTCCGTCTTGACAGGGAATGGAGAGTGTAAAAATGTCATTCGGTAAAATGACAACGCCGATTGTCATCAAATCAATTCACTACACAAAAGACGATGACGGATTTCGTGTCCCGGCAGAAACGATTATTGCTTCGGTTCACGCATATTTTGAGCCGAAAAACGCTAGCGAAAAATGGACGAACAGAGCCTCGCTGAAAGACGCGTCAGCTCTGTTCCGGTTCCGTTTTATTCCGGGTGTGCCGATTGATAACAGGATGGTGATTGACTGCCTCGGCGAACGGTACAACATTATATCCGTTGAAAATGTACGGCAGAAAAATATGTACTATGAAGTAACAGGAAAGGTTGATGATACGCATGGCAAAAATGAAAGCGAAGATGCCTGACGAGCTGATCGCAAAGCTATCCCGGTTAGGGCAAAGAACAGACGAAGTGTGCGAAAAAGCTCTGCAGGCAGGCGCTGAGGTTGCCGAAAGCGCGATATCAACAAACCTGTCCGCGGTTATCGGCAAAGGAACAAAAAAGCCGTCCCGCTCATCAGGACAGCTTGAAAGTTCGCTCGGCTCATCACCGGTAAAGGTGAATGACAAAGGCGACTATGATATTAAAGTCGGTTTTGCGGAACCGCGTTCCGGTGGAGAAAGCAACGCAAAAATCGCCAACATCCTCGAATACGGGAAATCTGGTCAGCCGCCGAAGCCGTTTCTGAAACCGGCAAAATCAAAAGCCCGGAAACAGATAATGACCGCTATGACAGATACGCTTGAACGGGAGATGAACGATGTATGAGCGCTTTAAGTGAATTAAAAGACATTCTGTCACAACATACTGTTCCCGTGGAAACAGGCGTTTTCAGCAACACGCCGCCGGATACTTACGCTGTGTTAACGCCGCTGATCGATGTGTTCGATCTGTTCGCGGACAACACACCCGAGGTGGATATCTGCGAAGTGCGTATCTCAATCTTTACAAAAAACAATTATTTACAGCTTGTATCGTCTGTAAATGCCGATTTGCTCGATTCCGGATTTACGATTACGGAGCGGCGGTATCTCGGTCATGAGGACGATACTGGCTTTCATCATTACGCCATTGATGTGGCGAAAGAATACTATTTGAAGGAGGAAATCTCATGAGCACAATCGGACTTGACAGTCTGTATTACGCGGCCATTACCGACGACGCGAACGGCGAGGAAACCTACGGCACACCGGAAGTGCTGGCAAAAGCCATCAAATGCGACCTTTCGGTAGAGCTTGCCGAGGCGATTCTTTACGCCGACGATGCCGCCGCGGAAGTTGTCAAAGCGTTCAAGGAAGGCAAGCTGTCCCTCGGTGTGGATGATATCGGCGTAGCAAAAGCAAAAGCGCTCACCGGTGCGGATGTAGACAGCAAAGGTGTGCTTGTATCCGCAGGCGAAGATCTGGGCGCGCCTGTCGCGGTCGGATTCCGCGCTATGAAACCGAACGGGAAATACAGATATTTCTGGCTGTATCGCGTGCAGTTCGGCGTGCCGGCAACAAATCTTGAAACCAAAGGCGACAGCATCTCGTTCCAGACACCGACGATTGAAGGTACCGTTATGCAAAGGCACAAAAAAGACAGCCGTGACAAACATCCGTGGAAAGCGGAAGTAACTGAGGGCGACGCCAACGTCACAGCCGCGACACTGACGGGCTGGTTTACATCTGTATATGAGCCGTCATACGCGACGCAGACCGGAGGTGGTTCATAATGGATAACGAACGCTCCGCTTTTATTACCCTCGGCGGTCAGGAGTATGAACTGATTCTCACTACGCTTGCCACAAAGTCTATCGCCAGCAGATACGGCGGTCTTGAAAATCTCGGCGAGAAACTTGCCGGCAGCGAACACTTCGAGGAGGCGCTTGACGAAATCGTATGGCTGATTACGCTCCTTGCCAATCAGTCACTTATGATTTACAACCTTTGGAATGAAAAGAAAAAACCGCTTCTCACGGAAGAAACGGTTGAACTGCTTACCTCGCCGTATGACCTTGCGGAATACAAAAACGCCATTATGACGGCAATGTATAAAGGCGCGAAACGTGAGGTTGAAAGCGAACCAACAAAAAACACAACAGCCGGGTAACAGACAGTGAAGTCTTTGCCCGGCTGATATTTTACGGTGTCAGTCTGCTGCACCGCCCCGAACGGGAGGTATGGCTGACGCCGCTCGGTCATCTGCTCGATCAGATTGAAATCTTCAAGCAGTTTCACGGTATGTCCAAACCGAAACAGGAATTGACAATTGATGATATTATCCCGGTCGGGCTGGAGTAAACGGACACATCCGTTATGCTGCTTGGGACGATATTTCCAACCCTATACTTTTGAAAATATCCTGTACCGCTATATAGATCTGTTCCTGTGCAAGGATAGCGGCAGTTCCATCTCCTTTTTGATTGCCGTATGAGCCGAATTGTGCATGATTGCCTCCGCTTATGATGTATGTATCAGCATCCTTAGCATATTGCTTGCTTAATTCAAGCTTTTCCATGTTGAGTACACCGTCTTCGGAGCCATAGATGTACACGGTTTTCAGTGTGTCCGGCAGTTGCTTTGTCGGGTAGGCCGCAAGAAGAATGACACCTTTAAACTGCTTACTATGTGCTGACGCATAATTTGCGGCGCAAACGCCGCCGAGGGAATGCCCGCCGATGTACAGATTCGCATAATCATACTGCGGAAAAATCTTATCCGCCTTGTTTTGATTTAATACAGCAAGACGGCACGGCATCTTCACAAGGAAAGCATCCATTCCATTTTCCGCCAGCTGACGCAAAAGCGGTGCATAGGCAGTTTCCTCTACCTTGCCGCCAGGATAAAAAATGATGGCGTCTGTATCAGATGGACCGTCAAAAAGCCAGCCGTAATCTGTTTGAGAAACCGCGACGTTTTCATCTGATTGGAGAGCAGTCAGCGCAGTTTTATCGGCATGGTAGTATTGCAAAACATATCCTGCGCAGCCGCCGACAGCAATAGCCAGTACGAGTATCGAAAAGAGCCATTTCCATATTCTTTTCATGATATATTTCACCTCACAGTTTTATCATTTCTCCAATAATCATTAATATTGTATTCATCATATCAAAAAAATGATCACTTTTCAACCGCGAAAGGCAGGTGATTTTCCGTGTCTGATTCGTTTGGCCTGAAACTGGGTATCGAGGGCGAAAAACAATTTAAATCCGCGTTGAAGGATATAAATTCCACCTTTAAGGTGCTCGGTTCAGAACTGACACTCGTTTCCTCTCAGTTCGATAAGCAGGACAAGTCTGTGGAGGCTGTATCTGCAAGAAGCCGTGTTCTGAACAAAGAAATCTCCGAGCAGCAGAAGAAAATCGCTCTGCTGGCGTCAGCTCTTGAGAACGCGTCTCAATCTTTCGGTGAGAATGACAAACGCACACAGAACTGGCAGATTCAGCTTAACAACGCAAAAGCGGAGCTGAACAAACTTGACAGAGAGCTTGAACAGAACGAAGCGGCGCTTGATGATACCGCGGACGGATTTGAC